GATCATTTCACGATCGTCGGCATCAGTCTTGCCTGCGACGAAGTAAACGTTGCGCTTGCCGTTCGCCTTCTTCTTCAGCGCTTCGTAGAGTGGGATGCCGTGCTTGTCTACGAAGTTGAACAGCACCAGTGTATTGCCAGTGGTTGCCAATGCTAGATTGACGATGAAGGCGTTACGACGTGGGTGCGATACAAGGAAGTCAATCTCAGCGGCGTAGTCCTTGTTCTTGGCGACCAAGGCGCGCTCTTCGTCCGGGTACTGTAGAATCATGCAGCGAACTTCCAGCGCGCTGACGTGACCTGCTGCCATGAGGTTGGCGGTCGTCTCGACCTGACACACCGGTCCAAACATGCCTTCCAGAACCAGCTTGTTGACCTTGGAACCGTCGAGCGTACCGGTCGTGCCGATCTTGACCGGGCAGTTGACCAGATGGCTCATGATCTTCGTCAAGGACTTCGCCTTGAACTGGTGAGCCTCGTCGCCGATGAGGACGCGGAAGCGCTGGAACCAGTTCTTCGGCATCTCGAACACGGACTGCCACGTTGTGACGGTGATGCGACGAGAGATCGTCTTGCTTTCGCCACCCATGATGATCTGGATGTCGTCTTCGTCCATACCGTACTCAACGAAGTCGCCCTTCATCTGCTTGACAAGACCCTTCGTCGGGACAACGATGAGCACATCGCCCTCGCTGAACCAACGAATGATCATGTAGATGATGAGAGACTTGCCTGACGCGGTTGGCGAGATGAGCAGACGACGATGCGTGATGATCGCTTCCATGAGAGCGCGGAACTGATAACCGCGCACGTCCATTCCATCGGGCAACCCGAGGTTGTCAATGAACTTGTAGACGTCCGCTTCCTTCACATCGTTGCGAACGATGACGTCCTTCGCAATCGTGACAGTGTAGCCACGGGACTCTGCGAACTTGGCGAGGTATGGTGCGAGACCTAGATACAGAACGCGGACCATCTGATTGAAGAGACGGATCTTACCGTCCCACATCCCGTTCTTGAACGATGGCGAGAACTTAGCTCCCGGAACATCGAATGTGAAGAACTCTGCCAACTCCTGTGCGATACCTGCGTCGCAAAAGACCTGACAGTTCACATCATCTAGTTTCTCTACTCGAATATCCGCCACGTGTCATGTCCCTATCTCCTTAACCGCCTGTCTGGAAGATAGCGAACTTGATCGCGTTGCCAATCAGGAAGGAACGGTTGTGGAGGCTCTTGATGATGTCAGTGAGCACTTCAATCTTCTCTTGTTGAAGTGCCATCTTCAGCCTGGACTCGATGACTTCTCTGTCACCACGGAGGAAGTCCTCCTGGTCCGACTTGAGCATCTTCTTCAGCTGGATGTCCCAACCAAAGCGCTTCAGTTCGTCGGAGGTGAGCTCGCCATTGAGCCAAGCCTTCTTGTTGACCATGAGTTCAGCGAATTCGCTTTCCTGCTTCTTGAGCAGCATGCGTTCCGCACTCAGGATCCTCCAATATTTATTGTGCAGCTTGGGGACGTCCAGCGACGCGTTGCCCAGATTGATGCGGTCGATCTGGGAGTCGATTGACCAGTTGTCGAAGATTTCGTCAAGTTTCATGATGATAGATACCAGTGTTAGGGCTTGCGACGCTCGGCGGTGTAGTACAGGTACTTGAACGTCACAGTGGCTTCGGTGTAAATGACATCGCTGTCAGTCGTGTTGAATTCGACGTCTGTCAACGAGTACGGGATCAGATCCTTGAACATGAACTGAATGTTCGGGTTCTTCTTGGAGGTCATGATCGTGAGCGAGCCGTCAGCAGTGATGCCGTCGGTCGGACCATTGCTGCCGATGAGATTCTTGCGCTCTTCGAACTTGGTTGGGAAGCCGATGCCGACCATCCAGTCTACGATCTCAAGGTAGTTCTTCAGATCCTCGTCCACCTTGAAACTGATGGAGAGATCGTTGTACTCCAGCTTGTCGTACGCAAGGAACATGTTCTTGAACGGCGTCGCAACTGCAACGGGTTGTGCACTCAAGCCCGGAAGCTGGACTCGAGTGACAAAGAAGTTCGTGGTAGGCAGCTTCTGGACTCGGAACGAAAAGCCGAGCGGTGACAGCTGGTTTTTGTTGGTCGGAAGACCAGATTGGAATGCCATGCTAAATCCTCAGTGGACGCCTCTATTTAGAGGACGCCCAACTGTCGCAGGATCACGGATTCCAAGATGATGTCCGAGCGCGAATCGTGCTGCTGGTAGCCTGGGATCATGGCTCGCAGTTCGTCGACGTTGTCCGGATAGCCATTCAGCTTGGACGAAGCACCCAGTACGTCCACGGCGGTGCGCAGATCGCGAACACGAAACCAACCCAACGGAATTTGATCGAAGATCCACCCAGCGCTCATGAAGCAGCTGCTCAACCAGTTTGTGTCGCGGTCACCGCGCTGCCAGATGGTGTCGGAACGCTTGTTGAACTTCTGATCCTTGAGCCAGGTCTCGAGACGGGTCATCGCTTCATCCAGCGGCAGGTCGTCCTTCGACGGAACGAACACGTGCTTCTGAACGGCGGAAGGCTGATTGCTCCACCACTGAACAGTGTCCTTGTCGATCTTGCGACCATAGCGGCGCTGATCCTCAACGCTCAACTTCAGATCCAAGATATCACAGTTCCCAAGGAAGGCGTCAATCGACTCCTCGTCCCCAGCGCCCTTATACATAAGTGCAGTGAACTGTAGCACCACGGAGTCTTCGTGAATGCCCAATGTCTCAACGTCAATCAACAGATGCTTCATAGTATCACCAAGGTTGGTAGAGATTACAATAATGGTCCGCTACGCGGATGCTTCGCAAACCCTGTTTGAATCAACAGAGTTATAGACAGGACTCAAAAGGACTTGCCCCATGCGGGGCGTTAATCAGTATGGTGCCAGGTTTCGAGTCCCAATGAAAAGAACTTTCGGTCAATGTTGTCCAAATATCGCTCAATGTGGCGATTCCTTGGATTTCGTCATAAGAGGTCATGATGAGTAAGAGTCCACAAGAGTATCTAGCGGCGTACCAAAAGCTGCACCACGCGGAAGCGCCGTTCCTGATCAATGGCAAAGAACATAGGTCCGCGCAACTGTTCGACGGATCAAACTTCGTCACCAAGTTGCTGGCACCGTTCAGTTATGTAGTCAGTGCATTCAGCCAACAGAACCGTGCTGTCCGGGTCCTTGACTACGGGTGCGGCAAGGCTTCTCACATCCACTCCCCAGCGATGCCGGATAAGAAGACCTTCTTCCAGTACATGGAGCCGCACGCCGTCCAAGTCTACTGGTGTTACGATCCAGGGTTTGTGGAGTACAGCCAGAAGCCGCCGAAGCAATGTTTTGACATTGTGATCTGTGCCGATGTCATGGAACACGTGCCAGAGTCCGAAGTCGACAAGACGCTCCAAGAGATTGGATCAGCCATCAGCGGCAAGGGTCACGTCCTATTTACCATCTCCTGCAAGCCAGCCGTCAAGCACTTCGCCGACGGTGAGAACCTACACGTGACCGTGAAGGATCCGGATTGGTGGAAGGACCGCATCAAGAAGAACATGTCGCGCAAGCATATCTATGTGCTGTTCGAAACAGCTGAAGGAAACGTCGAGTGGAAAGTCTCAGCCTAACCCAAGAAGAACTGCTCAAGCGCTATCGAAAGCTGCACGACGCTGGTCCTATCTTGTTTGACGGTCATCGTGTTGATGACATGAACGTTGAGCTCTGGACCGGTGCGTGCTTCTCGCGCAAGTTGCTGCGCCTATTCTGCAGTCTGCTCGATCGTCGCAAAGTCAAGAAGCCACTGCGCGTCCTGGACTACGGCTGCGGCAAGGCTAGATATGTGAAGCACGTGCCTATCCTCTTTAATCACGACATCGAAGAATGGGCATGCTACGATCCGGGTTACACGAAGTATCTAGCCGAGCCAACAGGACAGTTCGACCACATCATCTGCGCAGACGTGATGGAGCATGTTCTAGAGTACGAGGAAACGCTCGCCAAGATCGCTTCGCTGTTGCGTGATGACGGCATCGCGTTGTTCTCTATCGCAGGTCATCCGGATCGTCGTGCCTTCATGGACGGTATCAACCTACACGTCACTCTACTCACCGCAGATGAGTGGTGTGCACTAATCAAGAAGCACTTCGGTGACAAGCGTGTCATCCTTGTGTACAACAACGCCGAGTATTGGGAGTCTTGGAATGCCTCTGTACGAGTACAAGTGCAAAGAGTGCCACACAGTAACGACTAAGCTGATTCAGCACTCAGCCTCAGAGGATGAGAAAGAGTTCCAGGAATGCAGCCATTGCAGCGAGATGGCACACCGACAAATTTCCCTTGGCAACTTCGAGTTGAAGGGAAACTGGTTCAAGAACAAGGGAAGTTATTGATGAGCACTGCTCGTGACCCATTCAGCATCTTTATCGGATTCGACAGCACGCAAGAAGAAGCGTACTGGGTCTGCCGGGCAAGCATGATTCAACACGGATGTGATCCGAACGTCATCCATCCGATTGTACAAGACGATCTACGTGCACGTGGTCTGTACTGGCGCAACTCCAACGAGAAGGCGTCTACAGAGTTCACCAACACGCGCTTCCTTGTGCCGTACTTGGCTGGCTACACTGGTCGCTCGCTATTCTGCGATGTCGACTTCTTGTGGCGTTGCAACCCGATGGAGCTCTTCCTGACGGACCAGGGAAGCTACGATGTTCACGTTGTCAAGCATGATCTGAAGGAGAAGGATCTGCAGCCCGTCAAGATGAACGGTTTGCCGCAGAGTTGGTATCCGAAGAAGAACTGGTCCAGTCTCATGCTGTTCAACAACTCGCGTTGCCGCGCCTTGACGCCGGAAGTCGTGAGCTCACAGACCATGGACTACCTACATCAGTTCAAGTGGACGTTCGACATCAAGATCGGTGATCTTCCGTACGACTACAACAGCCTTGTAGGCTATTCCGCCTACAACCATCACAACCCGAGAGCAGTTCACTTCACCGATGGTGGACCGTGGCTTGAGGGATATGAGAACGTCGCATTCGCAGAGGAGTGGCGCAGTGTACAACGAGCTTCTGAACAATCAATGTATCAGCAATTTTAAGAACGACGTTGCTGGCAAGCGTATCCTGCTTGTCGGCAACGCTGTCAGCTTGTTCTCCGACGACAAGCATGGTGAAGTGATCGACTCTTACGACCACGTTGTCCGCTTCGGCAAGGGTCTTCCGAAGGCTGAGCATTCAGCCTATGTAGGAACGAAGTTCGACACCTGGTTCGCTGGACCGGGTAGGGCGTCTATGTTCAAGCAGGTGCCGAAGACCGTCAAGCATCACATCTACACGCCTTCTCAGGTGCGTATGTATGAGAACGAGGAACTGTTGGTCGCCATCCGTGAGATGTTCGACGGTCGCTATCAGGTGTATCGCGACTTCTTCATGTCAGGCACGACCACCGATATCGTTCGCTTCAACAAGTCGATCAACGGCGCACAGCATCAGAAAGCCCGTCTGTCACAGGGCGTCCAATGTATCGAGTTCTTCACCCGCATCGGTCTTGAGTTCACGCTGATCGGCTTCGATTTCTTTGGAGGCGAGTTCACCTACACTTTCGACAACGGGAATCATAAGCACATTCCAGCCGAGCAGCCGACCACCTCGTGGCACTGCCCGCTGAGGTCGAAAGATTACACCGAGAACCCGCACGGCTTCAGTGAAGACGGGCAGATCTCCAATGAAGAGCGTTACATCCGCAGCCTGCAGAACGTCAAAGTCATTCCGATGCCTCCGGTAGATCCAGAGAAGGCGGAACAGTTGGCGAAGAGCTTGCGCGGTGAAAATTCAATCATGAAGAAGGAAATGGCAGTATGAGCAACATCACTATCTATGGCAAGACCCAGTGCGCCCAGTGCGAAATGGTGAAGAATTACCTGGACCAGCGCGCCATCCCATACGACTACAAGTTGTTGGATCGCGACTTCGTCCGTGAAGACGTGGTCGCCTTCGGCGCGCGTTCGTATCCCGTGATCGTTGCCGAAGGCACCGTGATCCATGCAGGTCTGGCAGGACTTCAGACCTATCTCCTCGCGAACGAATCGACTCAGCAGAAGGGTCCGTCGTTCCTCGCTGAATAATGCTATGAAGACTAACCATGCCGATCCGCTACTTGCTCCTGCTCTACGTGTTGCTCTCTCCGAGGGAGCTTTCGATCTCTCGTTCGTCAAAGCGAACGGAGATGAGCGACACATGGTATGTACCACGAACCCTGAACTGATCGGCGAGGTTGTTGGCACCGACG